TTTTTAGACGGAGGACTTAATGGATCAACAAATTGTTCAATTAGTAAGTCAGCAGCTGCCCAAGCTGCGGCAAAAACAGGTCAGCACGGCCCTGCAGCTGATGGACGAAGGGAATACGATTCCCTTTATCGCGCGGTACCGGAAGGAACGAAATTATACCGGTCAGTAGTCAAGAACTGGCTAGTCTTTGCATTGATATACTTTTGGATTTCGTCCCAGGTGCCAACACCATCTTTACCAATGGCTTGCAACCCGGTATTGACACCACCAATATGCCAATTGCCATCTTCACCGATAACTGGCGTATCGCCAGGTTCACCCTTAGCACCTTTTAGTGCCTGTAAGAAATCGTTGAAAGTCCCGGTGTTTCCGTTTGCCAACCAAACCTCATAAGCAGATTTACCAGCGGGGCCAATCATTTTAGCGACATCTTGTTTTAATTCCTGCTTTAATTCGACAAACCGCCGCTCAAAATCTTCCACTTTGATTGCCGACACTACGGAAACCGTGTCGTCCCCAACCAGGTTACTGTTGACTGTTAGCTCCAGGGAACCGATTGTTGGGAAAATATCAGTCTTCTCATCCTCAGTGACCCACATCTCAACCTTGTATGTACCGGGTTTTAGTCCCTTGAGTGAACTAGAATAAAAGCCAACCGATTCCCCACCGGGAGCAATCGTAGCGTCAATGCTGCGCTTGTCATCGCTATCCAGGTGGAAAACAATCGTCTGATTGTCGGTAAAATGAACCCGGTCTAAGTCAGTGTAGGCCTTAAAGAGGAACTGGGTATTGGTATCGCCCAGCTTAGTTACCGGGTCACTGATACACTCCAGTCGTAAATCTTTCATTAAAGCACCTCCATAACTGCCGCCCCGTCAGGTACTGTGCATTTCTCAGGCGACTAAAAAAGGACTACGCCGCAACGTAATCCTTACCGGTAATTTCCTTATATTGTTCTGGTGTAATCACCACATTGACGTAGCCAGAAACCTCGTTACCTAAGCTAAACATAGTCTTAACAAATGCTACCCAATCCATAGTTAGTTACCTCCGTTTTCGTTTTTCTTGCTCATTGTTACTTGTGCCAGCTGCAAACCTAGCGCATTAACCGACTGCTTTAACTGCTGGTTTTCCTTCGTTAGTTCGGCGACCTGCATTCCCAACGAGTTCATCGCTTGGACGCTTTCGCTGGGCTTGACTGGTACAGCAGGATGAGCTGCTTGATACTCTTCTTGAGTAGCACCAATCCACTGACTGCCCTGTCGCTTAATCGGCATCAGTAAGCCGTAACCATTGGCATCCTTTGGTGGCTCGTCGAAAGTCTCATTCCCGGCTAACTGATAGTCATCAGGAACAGTCTTATTAGCTGTAGGAATATATAGGTTGTTGCCATCCCATGTGTATACTGCTTTCATTATAATCCCTCCTTTTTATTTCTTTAGTGACAAGTACAAGAACTCGGCATGAAAACCGAACGAGTTTGGTGTAGCACTAGCAGTATTCGGTATCCGACAAGTAACAACACCATCTTTGCTAAGGTCAACCACACCTTCAGTATCAACGTTTTGTGCTGGAGACTGAATGCTAACAAGATCGTACATCGGCCGGATGTTACTAGGAATTGATAATAACGCCAAACGATGGTTGTTATTATTATCAATGGTAGCGGAAGTCTTTAAATGAACTGACAAAGCAACAAACCGAGCATTAGGCAGTTCAATAGTTCGATACTTAGTGGCGTTTTCCCACTCATCATATGAACCGTTTAAGTAGGCGATCCCTAATGTAGATGGCTGTGAGATGTCCATTGGTGTATAGTCAGTGATCGCATCAACAACTGTTTGCGGATAAACCACATTGCCGTTACGGTCTTTCATCTTTCCAATATATGCCATTAGAGTAGTCCCTCCTCTTTCATCTTCATAACGATTCTGCGTACTTCCTTTTCAAAGCCGGTGATAGCCCCAGGCGTGGTCTCATAGTAGATTTGACGCTTCCGGCTATCCGGCTCGTTCTTCATCGCTTTAACAACTTCCGTCATGCGCTCTTAACCTCCTCGATTGAGTAATCACTGGTTGGACCCACAACCAACCCGGCATTGTAGCCATCATCGGTTGTCTGAGCCACCTGGTCTACACTGAACGGTTCCGAAGTTGGCCCTAGGTCGGTCATATGCAAGGTCTGAACCTCGTTGATGACCCGTTCAACCATGTCCGACTGAACAATCGAACCAAGAATGTACTTCTTAAATTCATCGGCTTCTGCCTGCGTGAACAGTCCTTGCTGGAGAATCTTCTCTTCCAAGGACTTCAAACGATTCTCACAGGTAGTCAGCATGGTCTTAGTTAACTCGCCCTGCGTGTTCAAGTCATGGAACAGCTTCTCAAACTTCTCGGTAAACTCAGCGATGACTTTCTTAACGTCAGCGTCACCACGCTGGAGAATGGCTTCCAACTTGCTGTACAGGTCCTCAAATGGCGTGATGTAGTCACTTGGGATAATCCCGGAAATGACCTTGTCAGCAAGGACCTCTAAGTTAAATTCTAACGTGGCAATATTTTCATTATTCCGATAAATTCGGAAAAAGGCTTGCTGATATGATCCGGCAACCGCAAAGGCCCGTGCAGGCATATCAAACCTAAATTGACCATTTAGTGGGTCGATTGGAACTCCGTGCTTAGTATCAATCACAGCGAACTTACCACCTGGCAAGCGTCCTTCAAAGACATAGTTAGCACCAGTCAAATCAAATGGCGTGCCATCTTCGTTTTGCACGTTGACGAAGATCTGCCGCATAGAGTTTTCATACTGCCGCGCCTGAACCCAGTTCTTAATGCCAGGGTCGTTGAAGTCGATTCTAAAATCCTGGACGTTGTTAACTAGTGCACGGCGATCTTTACCAAGGACATAAGTTAGTGTCTGCAACTAAATAACCCCCTTTTCTTTTAAAATTGCTTCGACCACATTACGGATGGCTGTATCATCAGTCCCCATCGTAATGCGGTCGATTCTTGCATTTAAGCGTTTCTCAAGTTGTGCCAATTCATTCTTGGCATCAGTACCATCATCATCACCTTCCAACTCGGCAATTTTCTTGTACATCAACTCAAAGCCCTGGGCAATGGCTTCTCTGACATCAACGCCATACATCTTATGGCGAATTGCTTCGGCAATTTGCTTCATCGTATGGTCAGAGTCGTCAAACGATGTATTGTCACGATAACTAACTGCCACTATTATCACCACCCTTCGCATTCTCCAGTGCTTCAACACGTTGGCGTAACTTTTCAAGCTCGCTGGTCGGCACATAGTTTTTCATGACCTGTGACAAGTCATTTTGGACATTGGTGACGTTTTGCCGCATGGCAGCTAAATCCTTGCTAGTAGCTGCATTAGCAATTACTCGGTCAGTACCACCAGTGATAGTCTCTTGAACCTGAGCCACCTGGTTAACCAGCACCTTGACTTGCTGGAATTCCTTCAAGCCAACCTGGTTCTGCACCTGGTAGTCATCAAGCCCCATCTGCTTGTCGCCAATAGTGAGTTGGGAATTGTACGGGTGAAGCAGGTCAACCTTCTTCTCAACGATACGCAGTAGCTGTTCCTTTGCCACGTACGGGTTAATGAACATATAACGATCGCTTACTTTAAAACTCTTAAAGTTAGGCATGTGCAGTTCAAGGGCGGTGACTGTCCATGACTGTGGGATCCGTTGGGCCGCTATCCAAGCCTTAGCCTGTTTTAACAGCTCATTGGGGTCGTCAATATCATCAAATGGCACCTTGCCTTCGATAATGCCAAACTCTTTTTGAAGATCAGGAATATCAATGTAGTCCTTACCTTCATTCACGGTGGCAATTGTCAGCTTAGGACGAGGACCGTTGTTGTTTTCCTGATAAGTCGTGTCTTCAGTCGGTGTTGAAGAACCATCACCACCGTTTTTGATGAGTTCCCGGACGTCCATCCAGCCACCAGATTGGTCGAATGAATGACTGACGGCTTCCATGAAGTCCTTCTTAGTTACCCCGATATGACAGTGGTCAAGGTCACGCCAGCCGATAACATCGCCGGTTTTAACCTTGTCACCGATATTGACCCGAATCTGGCCCGGACCAGAAAAGGCTTCCTGGTAAACGATATTGAAGCCATCGGCAGAGTGTGTAACCACATACCACTTCAAGCCCCCCATATATCCCTTGTGGGTAACCGTGCCTCCATGCACAGCGTGAACGTCACGGCCAGGGTGGTCATAAGCGCCGAAATCGACCCCATCGTGGTAACCATTACCACGAAAGGCGCCCGTACCCGGTCCAAATGACTGTTCTAGTGAGAATGGCTTATTCCCATCTTCAGGAGAGAACGGCCAGCCCCAGCCACCGCCACCGGAACCGTTATGACCACCCCAGGACTTGATGAACCCAATACATTGTTGGATTGGGTGTCCAATGTAGCTGTTCGGCCAAGGTGTGGCATTAGCGATGTCCCAAGTAGCGGCGGCTGTTCCTTGCAAGTAGACCCGGCCGATGGTCCCCTTACCAAACTCCTGGTTCCATTTAGCAGCCAGCCCAGGATTAGCCGGCATCGATCCTTCCGGTGCCCACCAAGCTGGCGAAATGGTATTTGATTGCGATGTGTTCTTGATCCAGTCGCAGACGTATTGGGCGTCCTGGTAAGCGTCCCCATGTCGACCCGTGTGATTCAACCAGCCTAGCCCACCAGATAGCATTTCGCACAGTTCATAAGCGAAAAACCACTCCGGGCTAACGCCGGCGTTCTTGATAGTGTCATATAGTCGATTAACATCGACACCCCAAGCACGGGCCCGGTTTGACCTCGCCATGAAGTCTTGCTTCATCTTATTAATGTCACAACCCCAGGTGGCGTTAATCGGTGATTTGCAAAATTCTTCCGGGCTGCCTAGTTGGCCAGAAGAATCATCGCCAGCAACGTCGACCTTTTCCGGCTCCAGGGTCTTCCCAAGCGGGATCACCCTCGTAATCACCTTGGTCGGGTCGATTGCCATCGTAGCGGCCTTCATGTTCTTGGCTAGTTGAATCGGCGTATTGTCCTTATGGTCTTCACCGATGTCTTTTAGGTAATCGACATAGTGTGGGCCATTCGGATTATACTCAACCCGCAGATAGCCGCCAATCGAATCCAACAGTTTCTCTTTGATGGCTTCACGGGTCTTAGGATAGTCAATCTGACGGTAGCCATTATCCTTGGGATTATCTACATCAACTTTCCGCAGTTGCATTTGCTTATAGTCGTCAACTTGTCCGTTGTGGACTTCAATTAGACTAAGCAAAAACTCCTTTGGTGTTTGGCCGACAAACTCACTGAACCGCTGCACACTATCCATTAAGTAGGCTTCGATGTCCTCGAAAATATACTCACGAGTGAATTGACCACTGGTTTCCATTTCGTACTTGGGCTTAATCGCCCTTCCACGGAAAATTAGCTGCTTATCGTCGTATACCTCAATGTGAGTGTGCATTGGGCGAACGTTGTCAAAAAGCGGGTTACCTTGGTTGACTTTCAAGGTTAAATCGTCAATTTCGGTTTCCTTCAAGGTTAGTTCACCAGAAATGACTTGACGGTCAACACGTGGATCATATACGACGAAGCCCCCCTTATCGGTTGGTTCGTTATAGCCAATAATGCGATACATCAAATCATCTCCTCTCGTTTGAACTTGAAAGTGATTGTGCCATTACCCGATAACTTGATCTTGTTATCACCAATATCCAGCACAATCTGAGTGGACTTATAGTTGTCCTTGTTCAGTTCGACCGTCCCCAAAGCGTCACTTTTAAGAGTGACGGCTCCTGACAAATCAAATGCACATTCAACGAACCGGGAACCGATATTGCGGACGTTGACTTCTTGTTCACCATTGACAGTGAATTTAACTGGCTGAAACAGCCAGTGATCGAAGTTAACATCATCCCAGATGTCAGTCCCTTCTTCGCTCTCAGTGATAGCGTACGGATAAGCCGTAAAGGTTACCGTTGCTGTTAAGGTGCTGGCGTCAGCACTATCTTCAACAGTGACTTCACTACACTTGGCTCGCCAAACATAACCTGGCATGTGGGTATCAGTCAGATTCTGGTAACCTTGTGGAACTAGCTTTCGCTTGATTTCATGCTCAGCCCCTGACCGGTAGCGATAGTCACCGTCAAAAACAATGAACTTATAAGTCAGTGTCCGCACCTCAAAATAGCGCTGATTGTCCAGCATGGAAAAGTCATACTCCCCCTGTTGGTACGGCACCGAATCGGTAATAGTTTTCTCCTTCGGCGTGGGTGCTTCCCGCTCCAGTAGCCACAGACCAGACTTGGCAGAATCGAAGCTGCCGAACTTGATTCCCTCACGGGTTAGCAAATCCTGGACATCTTGGTCAGTAATTGCTAGATCCCGGAACGGAAAGTCAGGATCCGTTGGGTGGTGGAACTGGCTGAATGTTCTATCTTCCAATTATGACCACCTACCTTTCAGACTGACGCCCTGGCCTAAGTCTTGGCTCACCGTTGGTGCCACAATGTGACCAACGGGCGTACCGTCCATGTAGACATCGCCAGACTTATCAACCAATTGCCGTAGTAACTGGTTATTTTGCATTTGCAGGGTACTGTCCTGCATGGTCAGCGTACCGTTGTAGTTGCCACTGACTGAACCGTTTAGTCGACTCAGCGAATCTTGGAAACCAGCGGGGCTAAGGCTTGGGTTAACCATCGCCGCCTTAGACATCGCAGTCACTGCCTGTTTTACCATTCGGATTTCATCAGTTACCCCGATGGCAAATCCTTCAGTAAACCATTGCCCGTACTGCATCATGACCCTTGATGGCGAGCCGATCTTAAAGAATGACTTAGCCGCACTAACAGCTTTATGGCCTAAACTCATAACAGCTTCAACAGCGTCGTTAATCTTAGAAGTAAGCCCTTTAATAAAGCCATTAACAAAGTCTTGCCCTACACTAACCATTGTTTTAGCGATATTAGCGACAGCGTTCTTACATGCGTTAATACCGTTTGAAGTAACAGTCTTAGCAGCATTCCAGCCGTTAGAGAACACGCTCTTAATCCCATTCATCAGCGATGAAATGACACTCTTGATAGCGTTCATGACAGTTGAAACGATGCTCTCAATTCCGTTCCAGATGGTTGAAGCAACACCCATGATGGCATTCCAAGCGCCGGACCAGTCACCTTGAATGGCCGCAGTTACCGCTTGGATAATCCCGGCAACAACATTAATCGCTGTCGATACCACCGTAACTATAATGTTCCAGACAGCTGAAATTACCGTGACTAGCACTTGCCAAACAGTTTGGGCAACGGTAACCACGTTCTGCCAGATAGTTGCCATGATGGTAACGAAGTTTTGCCACATCGCAACAATGACAGTCCAAACACCTTGAATGACTGTAACAAGGATTTGCCAGATTGGCGTTGCCACAGCGACAATTCCTTGCCATAGAACACTGAAGAAGGCACTCAGTCCCTGCCAGATTCCCATAATGACAACTACAATTGCACCAATAACAACTACCAGTGCTTGCCAGATAGGGGTTGCAATGGCGACAATTCCTTGCCACAAGGTACCGAAGAAGTCAGATAACGCACTCCATAAGTTCTTGAAGGCCTCAACAATCGGTTGAATGCTACTGATAAAACCATTCCAGGCCCCGACAGCAACTTCCTTGATGGTATTCCACAAATTGCCGAAGAATTCGCCAATTGGTTGCCAGACGGCCTTGATTTTCTCCACAGCACCTGTCACAAAACTTGCAATCGCATTCCACACTGTGGAAGCGACGCTCTTTAGTGTTTGCCAAGCACTCGACAGGAAAGATACAAAACTAGCCCAAATTTGCTGGCCCGTTTTAGTTTTTGTAAAGAAGAAAACTAGGGCAGCTACTACGGCTGCAATAATAGAAATCACTCTAACCAAGGGATTAGCATTCATAACTGCATTAAAAGCCGCTTGTGCTGCCGCCGCAATCTTTGAGCTCTTTGCTAGTGTGCTCATAGCTTCCGAAAAAGCCATAGCCAAGTTACCAGCCTTAGCAATTACGCTTAAAGCCACAAATGTTGAACGAAGCCTCATAACAATGGCAATTACACCGTTGATGGACTTAAATGCTCCTATGAAACCAAGCACGCCAATAGCGGCGCCTTGAAAAATCTTGTTATTAAACGTGGCCTTTAAAGTCTCGACTACTCCTTTTACCAACGGCGCTACCGATCGTAAAGCAGTGCCCATCTGCTGCAAACCTTGCTCTGCAAGAGTACCAATATTAGCGATGTGTTCAGCAATTCCAGAACCTGTGACCTGCTGAGAAAAATCATTAAAGGATTTTATCATATCACCAACGCCACGGGTTATTGCGGTTTTGGCGTTTTCAAGGGAAGTTCCAATACCAGCAGTACTATCTTGAGCGATTTTGTGTAATGATTTTAAACCGCCGCCGCCATTTTTATCTAAGTCAATCAAGGCTTTTTGGAAGTCCTCTACTGAAATTTTCCCCGAAGATAATCCATCTTTTAACTCAGCTGTTGTCATCCCCATCTTCTTAGCTATTGCATTAAGAACAGGACCCATATTAGAGTTCATCATGGAAATCCAGGTCATTCCATCAACTTTACCATTTGCAAATGCTTGCGAGAGTTGGATAACTGCATTCTGAACGTCGGCAGTACTACCACCAAAACCAATGATCGAATCATTCAGAGCACTATATACCTGTTGCGATTGCTTCAAATTACCAGTAGAAGCAGCTAAAATTTGAACCCCCTGAACTGCACTGTCCAACGAAGTAGGCAATCCTTTAATAGAATCTTGTAGGCCCAGCATAGCCGCTTTTGTTTGATTAGCTCCAAATCCCATGTTATTGAAAACACGTGATGAATTAGCTAACGTATCTATTCGGCTAACTGCACCACTTATAGAACCTTTAACCACATCAAACGCCTTGCTGGCAATCTGAACAGCCCCCATTCCGGCTGCAACACCTTTAAAGGTGCCCATCATGGAACCACCGGCGGACCTAACGCCACCAGCAGTGTTATTAGTTGACTGTCCCAGCTTATAGACGTTGTTCAGTGCTTGATTCATCGTTGACGAGAACGACTTGTCGACAGCACTTAAAACGGCTTCTACACTAAATTCTTGTGCCACTACTTGCCGCCCCCTTTCCGACGTTTCTTCAATTCATCAAGTTTACCGCTTGCTTTTAAGCGTTGGTACAATGCAATGTTGGCATTAAAACTGTCGTACGCCTTTGCTTTCTGTTCATGTTCTCTGGTTCGCTTCGATACCTGGTAACCGGGTTCATAAGCACTCCGTAGCTGATCCTCAAAGTAAGGACGGTCATAAAACTTTGGAAATGACGTGTAGACAGGTTTAGGGTTCTTCTTCCCCTTCGTTGCCTGTACTTGCTGGGTTAACCATGCTTGTAGAGCAATATCTTCCTCAAACTGGATTCTACGAAGCTGATAAGCCTCTAGTCGCAAGTAATACTCACTTAGCGTCAGTGCTTCAACTTCTTTTAAATCGTGAAAGCCCAGATAAGCTAAGCAGTTTAAGACGATTCCACGATAGGTTGTCGCAGAATCCTGCTCAACTTGATCTAGGCTTTCATGTTTTTTGACGTTAACTGAACCTGCGCTGACTTCAGCATTTCGGACTTTACAGAATCGAAAACCTTGTTCAGCTTAGCTGGTGTCAGGCCATCCAGATAATCATCAATTGCAGCTTGTCCTGGACGTGGTGAATTGCCATAAGCCGCTGCATAAATAATGATGGACAGCATACCGGCGTTGTTAGTTTCAATCCCTGTCAAAACCTGGGTTAAACCCAGGCCGAAGTTAATCTTGGGACCGCCCTGCTGAGTTGTGAAAGGCATTGCCTTATCCAGCTCACGGATAAAGCGAACCCCAAAGTGCAGCTCCAATTTCTTATCGCCAAAAGTTAATTCCATGATTTATACCTCCACTTTATTGATCCTTGCTTACCAGTTCACCGCTTCCGGTATCTTCCTTAGTCCAGGCAGTACCATCACCAGTTGCGTCATCGTCAGTAATTGCGGCCAAACCACGGAAGCCGAAGTCGATTTCTTCTTCCATTTCCTTGGTCAGCGTTACCCAACCGCGCTTTGGCGCCCCAGTAGCGTTAAAGGTAATTTCACGGGTTGAAGCATCATCGGCGTCGTTAGAACCGCTATCTTCGGTTACGTACCCACGAATATACCAACCAAAATACTTGCCTTGGGTATTTTTACGACGCCGGTTCACCATCCAGATTTCCACCTGCTCACCGTTCAAAATAGCAGTGGCAATTGCATCAGAGGTGTAGCTGATTGCGTCAATGAACTCGTTGGTCAGCTCGGTTTCCAAACCAGCAGGAACAGCAATTGAGCCGTCCTTAGTAGCGGTACTATCAGCGTCTCGACTCATATCAAAGTCAAAGCTCGTTTGGTGGGGAATCAATTGAGCTGGCATCTTGTGGTCTTCCGACAATAAGCGGAAGAACCCGATGTTATCAATTCCCATGATGGCATCCTTTGACTTTTTCATTTGAGCAACATTATCAGTAGCCATCTTTATCATCCTTTCTTATCGTAAAATAAAAGCCATCGTGATTACGCCGTGCCATAACAGCGTATTCGCAATGGTATCGTCAACCATCATTTGATTATCAATCAATCCTGGTTTCCCTGAGAAAAAGTAGTTTTCCGTCCTAAAAGCTGGATTGTAAGTCAAACTGGCAATCCGCTCCTTCATCTGATCCACCATTTGCTGTTGATGACGACTGCCCCAGATGTGAACCGTGATATAGCACGTCTCACCAGCAGACGTCTTCGTTATGCTTGGTGTAGACTGCTGTTCCCCTACAATAACGAACGGGTACTTAGCGTTCTCACTATCCAGCGGCAGATGATCCCAAGTATCAAAACCCCAGCCCTCACACTTATCAGCAATGTAATTGTATAGCTGATTTAAGGCGCTCATTTGAACACCTTCTTTAAGTCGCTAGTAAAGATTGCTGACTGGGCAAGAAATGCCGGGCGAACCGTCGGGCGTGGTGACATGAACCGTGTCCCATACTCCAGGTAAGGAGCGTAGGTGGTATGCGGGCCCACCGATGCAGTAAACCCAGCATTGAAATAATGCTCAGTGACACTACGCTTAGTCATCCCGGTTGGATGTTTATACGTAGCCTGCATATTCTTCCGCATCTTACTAGCCATTTGAGAACCGTTCTTCTTCACGATTTCCATTACAGCAATCTTCATTTCGGGAGTCTCAGCTTTCAGCTTTGCTTCCAGCTGAGCCAGCCCCTTAAATTCGATGTTCATTCCACTAGCCAATGTCCTCACCTACAATCATCGTGTTTCCCTTGAGCGGACGCCGTCCAGTCGTCAGTCGGTAATGCTTATCACCATCATCAATGGTTAAATAGCTAAAACCAACTTCGACTGGATGTAGGGTCCGCACTACTAACGCCCGCTGGTTAATGTTTCCCAGCACGTTAGCAGAACGATCAACCCCTACATCAGTGACGTTTGCCATGTCCTCAGCTACTAGCTTGATGTCACCGCTGCGGTGGCCTTCCTGGTAGAACTTCACTACACTATCCATTCGCATGGCTATCACCTGCATATGGATTGATGAACTGGGCCTTACCCAGTGACTTGATTTCCCGTTTCTTTCGCCATTCAGCGATGTCATCGAGGAAACTGTCGAAGTCCGTGTTATCAAAGGTAATGGATTCGCCCTCTTGAGAGTACGAAGACATGCCTTCATTCTTCAAGCGGTTATACCGTTTCACACAGACTTCCAGGGGAATATAGCTCAATTCACTTGGAAATTCTTCTTCAGTAGTCAGACCTAGCTTGAACCGGGCCTGCGCAACTGTATTTTTGATAATCAATTCTAAAACACTGTCCATCTTATTGGTGGACAGCTGCAACATAGTCTTCAGATCTTCTTTATTAACGGGTTGGTCCTCCATTTTGGAACCCCCTTTACTTTACTAATGCCAGTAATTCGTCCTTAGTGGCACTGGCAGTGTAGCTAATGCCGTGCTTATCAAGGTAAGCCTTGATTTCAGCTACGGTATTAGCGGACGTTGGCTTAACGTCGGTGTCGTCCGCCGACGGGGTTAATTTCCCTTGCCATCAATAGTTGCCAGTACAATACCGTCCAGGCGTTCTGGGAATACCTTCAAAGCGTCCATGATTACTGATTGATAAGTCAGAGAATCGTTAACGTTGTTATGGGTAATCCCGATTAGACCAGTTTCATCCGTTGTAAAGCTGAATGCCTGGGTTAGATTTCCACCGACCTGAGCATAAGCAATATTCAAGTTATTAGCCGCAGTCGCAATTACCTTGCCTTGCGGAACGGCGCTGGAAACGATGACTGAGTTGAAATTGAAGAACCCTTGCAGGTAGGTCATTCCAAAGGCAGTCTGCAAGGTAACATCCGTATCACCAAGGTAATCGTAAAAGTCTACTGGGTTAACGAAGAGAACAGACTGAATGTCGTCATCTTCCCACTTCACAGCTAACTGCCCCATTACCTTAGCCACAGCGCCCTTAAACGAGGTTGCAGTAGTCGTAGTAACGGTAGAAGTATTAGCCAGGAAGCCAAACAAGCCATTCTTAATATCCTTTTGAATGTCTTTCAGCAGCTTGGCATCAGTATCATTAACTGCGGCTTGGAAGCCGGAGGACTGGATAGATTCTGCTGTAACTAGCTTCCGGTACTTGGAATATTCCAATGTCAGCGTATCAGCGATCTCCCGGGTTACCTTGGACAGCGGAATAACTTCGCCTTCACCAACCTTGCCATTAGCCTTAGTTACTTTGGACTTGTAAATTTTAATCTGATTACCCACAGGCATTGGAGTTAAGCGGGTAACACCCAGAATTTCTTGCAGTTTCTTAATCGAACCCGCAAACTGTTCCGTAAAGTCAATGGAAGCAGCAATCAAGTCATTTTGCATTGTAGTATTAACTTCAGCAGCCATAGTATAACCTCCTATTTATCAAAAAGATCGAGGTGCTTAGCGATAGACTTCTGACGCTCCAGCGGATCTTTAATTTTCATAATGTCAGCCTTAGTTACTGACTGTTGACCATTGACCCGTGGCGTCGTGCCTTTAAGCATCCCTTGTTTCGTCTTATCTTGAACATCAGCGATTAGATTCAGAATTGCCTTGGTGTTAGCGTAGGTCTGCTCATCATCCCCCGTGACCACCATTTCAACAATTTCATCAGACGGATTAAACCCACTATCTTGAAAGACAGCCATTGTTTCCTTGACGGCCTTGTTGTGATCAAGCTGGTTCTGCAACTCTTGAATCCGCTTGTCCTTGGCCGCCAATTCGTCCCTCGACTTATCATCGTCAGATAGTTCTTTGACCGACTTCTTCTTATCCGTAGAGCCCTCAAGTTCCTCAATCCGGGCCTTCAGTCGGTCGACTTCGTCCTTATACTGATTCTTTTCGCTTTGTTCCTTACCAATCCGCTTCTTGAGCTTGCCTAGCAAGGCATCACTGTCCACCCCTTCAACCTTTGGCGCCTTAGGCTGTTCTTGAGTTTCCTGTTTGCCTTGTTCTTCGTTAGCCGAAGTAACGTTTTGGTTAGTAGTATCTTCATTCATAGTAAAAACTCCTTTCACGCATTTACGGCCATGGGAGGCCCTCGGGCTTAGTTAACGTCCACACACACGGAACGGACAAAAGTTTGATTATGAAAAAAGAGAACCCTTGCTATGCTTGGATTCTCTTCGTAAATAATTTAATTAGGAAAATAAAAAAGCACCCACCGTTTAATGTGAATGCTTATGGGCCATAAATATAAGGCCATTCTGTAATTTTGTCATTTTCTTCTAAAAGCCTTTCTGTAAGATACTCATCTTCTTCATGGTTCAAAGGCTTCTCTCCCTTAGGAAGAAATTCATCCATTGAATGGACAATATCTGGCCTTGGAAGGCTAAGATCCTGATGCATAGCTTTATAAACCATTTGTTCAATCATAACTTTTCGCATTTCAATCCAAACCTCCTTAGCCTATTTAGAGTTTTCATTATTGCTTCGTCAGCACTTAAATTATACGGTGGATTTTCGTAAAGTTCAATATACCTATCCAATATTGTTGGAGCAAAGGGAACACTTCCAGAAGAATATTTATATACCCTTCCATCATGAGTTATAACTATCCCGAAGTCGTAACTTCTATAGCCAGCTACAGCGAAATCAGAGCCAGAAGGTGGAATGTTCGTTGGGTGATTGTGCATCCCAATCATCGTTCTTTCACCGTACTGGTCTTTTAGTTTCATGATAACTTTCTTAGGAACACTAACTTCAAGCTTTCCTTCTTTACCGAACGCTCGGTTCAGGATTTTACCATTACTATCAAAAATGAAGCTATCCTCGCCGTCGGTGTTTTGCCGATGAGTAAGCATCGCAACGGCCTGCTTGTAAAGATGTCGGTTCAATTTCTGATTATTAGATATTTTGTTGAACTTTTCTTTATATTCTTTAGAGTGGATATATGATTCGTTAACAGAATTATTTCCGATTCGTAATGATGAGGATCGTTCAATACTATTCTTCCCAAAACCAAGCTCATTCAGCTTCTTATCCAGCATCTTGTCAGAGTAGTAAGAGCCAATCGAACAACGACAGTTTGGATGGGTATCTTGTGGAATCTTCGGCACCTTTTTCAGCGGATAAATCCCTGGCCCCTCACCATTATCGACCCGTGCAAGACGAGCGCAAACAACACATGCACTAGGTTCCGCAAACCATTCTACCCATTTGAAGCCGTTAGCCTCGATAGATTCACGTTGAACGTCATATGCGACCCGTGCCGATTCAGTCCGAACCAGTCTCTCAGTAACATAACGTTGGTTCTCCATCGTGGAACGAACCGCTTTGCGCAACCGTTGGGCCATCTTTTGGTTAGATTCACCACTGATGAAGCCAGCTGACAGCACAGCGTCAAGGTTAGCCTTTAAGACATCCTGGTTCTTCCACAAGCGCTGGGACCAGTTACCACCTTGGACATTCTTCATAACCAACACCTGTGGTTGGAATGACGTCCAGGGCTTTGCATTGCCCAATTGTTCGCCCATGATTCCAGCTTGACGTTTGAATTCCTTACGGGCATCATCAGTCAACTTTAAGCCTAGTGAAGCGTTAAGCTCGCCGGTCAACTGTGTTAGTTCAAGGCCAACCTCAGACTTCAAGAATTCCAGGCGGTTGATCCGCATAGTGGCATTGTACAGCCGCATTCGAGCGTTTTCTTCGGACGTAAAGTCGCCATAAGTGACACGGTGTCCTTGACCACGTAACTGATTAGCACGACCAACCAGCTTTTGAGCGTCCTGACTGGCCCGTTGAATGTCCAGGTTGTCGACTTCCTTTTGCATTTCGGCATAAGGCTGACCAGAACGAGTTGCTAGCCATTGCAATTGATTATTGATGTCGTCGTTGATTCGCCGAATGGCAGCTTCGTACTGGCTACGAATCTGGCTGATATAGCGTTCATCATCAGCAAGCTGCTTCATTTGCCAGCGACGTTCTTGCTCTTCTCGGTCTTGCCAATAACTACTCTTCTTCGCCATCAGCTTCACCGCCTAGTGATTCATCTTGGTCCTTCTGCTGGTCAGTAGCTGCAAACGGTAATCCGGGCATATTCTTCACCTTTTCGGCTTGCTCCTCTTCCTTCCGCTTCAGTTCTTCCTTCGGGTCATCAACAATCGACAGGACAGACAATGCTGTTTCCTGTGAGGTAATACCTGATAGCTTCTGGGCGGTGTCAGCCTCCGATTCAACATTGGCTGGCATGTTCCGTGGGAAGTTGAAGTCGAGGTCGCTCCAGGCGTCTTCGGGAGCAACACGGCCAAGACTAAACAGGATCCGGTAGCACTGCCGCAATCCTTGACGAAACTTCCGCTCTTTATTCGCTGCCATATTCTGCATGGGGAGCATCTTGTACTTTAAAGCTACACCAGAAGAATTACCGCTGAACTCTTTGTCGTTTAAGTTAACCACCTGACTAGTCTGATAAATCAGGTCCATTAAGCGGTTCAACATGTTCTCTTGCATGGTGTCACCATCAGGCTTACTGATGAAGTCAACTACTGCATCGGCCGCTTCAGCATCTGGCGAGTAGATCATATGATTCTGCATAATGTCAACATCAGGCTTACCATCGCCGTCCTTATCAAGGTTAAGCCCTAACATTTTCAGGTAGGCGTTGTCGAAGTATTCGACCTGGTTAGCTTTCTGGCTCAGCACCTTATCTAGTGACTGGCACAACGTTTTGACATTATCGAAAACACCTTGCCGCTCCACGTTGTCAATAAATTCGACGGCAGGAACCATTCCATAAGGATTAGGTGTTTCTTCTCCTAGTTCATCGCCAAAGGCAACGGTCTTATTAGCATAGTAGATATTACCAAGCCACTGTGACTTTCCCTTGCGATCCTTAGCATAGGTGATAAAGGCCAAGGGCCGTTGGGCAACAGTGTCGTCGTAAACCATAAAAGCCTTCTGCGGTGACACAACCGCGGCCTTAGTTTCGGCATCCTCATCTTGATAGAAGAAAAGGAAAGACCGGCCATACAGATCAGCCTGTTTGCTAACCTCGTTTAGTCGGTCTTGTAATGAATTGCTATCGTTCCAATCTTGCAATGATTGGTTCTGCCCTTTGTCGGGCAAGGTTATCTTGGGCGGATTACCCATAAAGTAGCCGTTGAAGGTGTCCACAATATAGTGCGGCATGTTGACCACTAATCGGTTATCTGGTCCAAACATTTTTTTAGCGGCAGTTAAAATATCATGCTGTCCAATATACAATTGCAAATTTTCTTTATAGTCAACAGCCCAATCTTCGTTCTGACTAATCATCGACTGCAAATCAGTCTTAGTAATCTCCTGGTCCTTTGGATATAGCAGCAGGTGATTATCTGTCACCTGAACATCGCTATTACTTAAAATTGCCATCTTATCACCTCGCTAAATGTAAATGTTAGGAAGAATAGTTGCTTTGGGACTAGCCATGCCGTTGATCTCATCCAGTGCATACCGAATAGCATCAATTTCATGGTTATAAGCGTCGACTGGCTCATTGGTGTACTCACCAGTTTGCCGGTCTTTCTTGTAGGTGTAGTTTTCCAATTCCTCAATCGTCTTCACACAGCGGTCGTCAACAACTAAGTGATACTGCTGCATGAAGGAAATTCCTTGGATAATACTATCCTTACCTTTCCTTGCCGAACGAATACGGTAAATACCGTCCCGTTTAATTTCCGCAATTGACTTGGGCTCGGCAGCATCAGCAGTAATGACCTCTTTGCTATAACCCATTTGCTTAATCATTCGGGATATATCGGAGTTCAGCATACCGTGTTTAGCATATTCCTCCATCACGTAAATTGTATGGGTGCTCTCGTCCACCTTAACGTGCATAAAGGCCGTTTCGTCGTTGGTGTACCCAAAGTCCAATCCAAAGTATGATGGCAAATTTGACAGCTTACGAACACTAAGCCGCCGCTTCTCAAATTCAGGAAACACCAGCTTGTCCAGTGTAGCAAACTCGCCCAGCGTGTAGATCTTGTAGTAGGCTGGGTTAGTCTGCTTCAAGTTCTCAATTGTCTTAATGTTGTCCTCATCCAAGAAGTGGTTGTCCTTGTAAGTCGACTGGTGGATTGCTACCCGATTGGTATCAACTTCCACGTCAGGGTCGAACCACTGCTTGTAAGTCCAATTCAGCTTCGACACCGGGTTGAACATGCAGAACAACTGCCGCTGCTTATGCTTAGGCTCACGAAGCCGCAGAGTAAGCTGGGTAAAGTCATCCTGGTTAAACTCAGACGCTTCCTCCATCACCACATCAGATAAGCCCTTAATGGACTTAATCTTTTCAGGATCATCCATCCCCTTAAACAAGAAAACCGCACCATTCGGTAAATTAATGGTACGGTTTGATTTATTGACCCGGCACAGTGGTAATAGCTGCCAGGTAGACAGGCAGTCTAGCACATCGGTAAAGATTGAATCTTGAATAGTCCGGTCGACCTTCCGGAGCCACAGCACCTTGCGGGGATGATTCCAATGCTTGAGCGCTTTAAGGACAACTTTCTGAACCACCCCATGCGACTTGCCGGAGGAGGCGCCGCCATACCAGACTTCAACAAAGTGTGAGTAATCGAAAAGATTATCAAAGATTTGCTTATTGAAAACATTGGCAGGCTTGGGGAAGTTCAGATTAATCGTCGGCATAATCCATCACCAGGAATATAATAAAGAATTCAACTATCAGTGCAGCGATAAAGCACCAGACATTAACTAACTCAGGTTTCAACCACAATGTTGCTACAAGCATAACCGGGATAAATGCCATTGCACTAATCTTCATCATAATCCCCCACTCCAATATCAATATCCAGATTACCGTTGACTTCCTTTTTGTCCGTCCAGGCTCCGAACCGTTTGCCGATTAACTCCAATGCTTTCAGCTTATCAGCATTCCGGGTAGACGTTTCGATAACGTCCCCCTTGTTAGTAACGGTTTCTTCAGTCGTTTCGCCTCGCCCAATTGCTGCCAGACGCTCCATGACTTCCTGCATGTCCATCGTTTTGGCGGATTGGATTTCAGCGTTGCGGCGATCTAGCTCGGCTTTAATATTAGGTTTTCTTAGGTTTTCAGTGGCTGTTACCGCAGCTGTTTTCTCGGAATAGCCCGCCTTGATTGCCGCTTGAGTAGCATTACCGGAGATAATGTACTCATCGATAAAACGTTGTTGCTTCAATGTTAACTTCTTGGTAATGCTACTCACCTCCACATAGAAAAAGCACCGCCGAAGCAGTGCTCAAGTGTTTATTAGCGTTCCGTTCCAAAAACTTCACAATATCATAATAACATGGTTTTTTAGTCAAAAAAGGTAATTATGCGGTAATTCCGTGCCCTATTTTTTATCAAGCGGTTGCCATTCACCCAACCAGCGCCAGGGGATGATTTCCAACGCCTGATCCAAAGCAGCTTCTTGCTTTAAGCGAAAAGTCTTATCTGACATGTCCCAATTATAATGTTCGGTCAGTAGCCGCATACACTTCCGTTGGGAGAATTCATGCAAATACCGCCAAGAAAGAATGTCAGCCAGCATAGCATACTGGTCGCCCACATCCCTAAGATTATCCACGATGACTTGCCGCTTCCAGCATTCGTTTTTTGCAGTAGCATGAGCATCTAGCTGACTGTTAGGATCCTTTTTGACTGGTGCTTTGGGCATGCCGTCATAGGACACCCCACCAACATCAGCTGAAATCTGCTTCGACTTCCGCTTCCAAAGATGATACTCGCTTAAAAAATCGGCCATTAAACGTTGATTCTGATTGATCTTAAACACCTCACAACACAACAAATAGAAAGTTCAGTACACCTGACACCAACTCAGACACTAGCCACCAGCCGAACAGGCCAAGAATGGCAATTAGCATTGCAATCCAGATGATAGTAATGCCCACAATCATGATTTGCTCAAACATGATTCGCCTCCAAACTTAGAAACCTTGGTTCAATTGGAACCGGGCCAAAACGGTTATTGAGTGACCGCCGCTGTACTATTGCAACATCACCTGTCGTGCTCTGCTTACAGCAAATGATGTCGTAGCAGTCACCCATGTAATAGACCGGTTGTTTGTTTTCCATAGCCTTGATACATTCTTTCGTATTCATTACTCCTATGGTAATTCACACTGCTCCGCAAATACTCCCTCAACTTTTGCTGATGAATTTTGGAGTTGCAGTGTGAAGGAGTCCTTCCACTGGTCACCAAAACGCCAGCGGTGACCGACAACGTTGTAATACTGATTATTGTAAATACACCGGCCACCGAACAGGAACAGGTTCATCATCTGCTTATCAGTCATCGCCATCACCGCACTTTTGAATGCTCCGAATAATGGCGGTAGGGATAATAAAGTTGCCAAAGTCGATTGCTGTATCTTCAAAATCACTAATACAAATGTCATCATATGGCAGCTTACCGTGTAACTCTCGACCATCATCCAATGTGATAATTACTCCTCGTTGGGGTAATTCATAGGTTGGCCCAGCACTTGGGTCCATATGGCAGCCATTAAGAGCTTGTTCCGTTTCGTGGCTCATATCCTGAAGGTTTTTCCGCAGCTGACCAAAGGCGTATTCACTAGCACCGACCCAATTGCGTCGTTCGATAGGCGTATTTACATAGTCATTAACTAAATCTAGGAGAGCATAAACATTGTTAAGGAAGCGATTCTTCCGCGTTTTTAGTGCTTCCCAGTTAACTGAAATATCTTCTAGGTATTCCACGTCATCGGGGAACTCCATAAATGTATCTTCATTTTCAGCAATGATTCTTATCATATTTCCGTCATGGCAAACAACATGCCATGAAGTACAACTGTTTATTTCTCTTGTTAATTCATCTTTGGTCATCTTCGTTACCTCCTAAAGGACAGTCGCACACAGGAAGATAACTTCCACATAGCGCAATTAAGTCTGCAAGCATCTTTGAATTAGGCTTATCTACATACCCAACTTCTAGTTTAATGGCAGGAGTTCCGTCAACTTCGGTCATAGATAGCACAGGTTCACCATCGTATTTAACTATGGCATCACCAGCAAATTGTTGCTGTACTTGCACAAAGGAACCGTTTAATTCGGCCTTTGTATTGTCTTTTGTAATGATTTCACAGCTTAAATGTGAATCTAATTTAGTAAGCTTTTCTTGAAATTCATTTTCGTTCATACTCTTCCTCCTCGTTTAATGGTCGTCCACACTGTTCACAAAACTTAGGATTGCTCTCAGTTGCAATTGTCCAAGGCTCGAAATCATATTCCCTTTGCATATAAATTTTGCGTTGAATATAACCCAACTTATTTGTATAGCAAGCCCACCATTTTTCGTCATCGTAATCAACTTCTTTTACATTGATAAGCATTATTTCATATGGTAAATGGCAGTACGGGCAGTTCTTCTGCTTCTCAGTTAATTTCATTGAATAAGGCTCCTCCCACAAAAAGGACAGTTAGATATTTTTATGCTGCCAGTCTTGGTGTAATTGATGAAATCATCGTAGTCTGTAAGAATGTAACTATCTTCTGACTTGTCAAAAGCAATACATTCTTTATGGTCTTCAAGCTGCCCATACTTCCACATTTTGCCAACGCCATTCAGCATTGAGCAATAAGGACAATTGTAATCTTTGATAACCTTTTTCAAGGCGGATGCTAACTCGATTACTGCTTGAGGATAAAACCAATTTAAAAAATGCAACTCTTGAATGTAATCTTCGTCCCATCGCTCAGGTGCCCAGACATAAGTTTTGATTAATAGCGGATATTTCTCATCGTCACTTACCTCGTAATCTTCATTAGGTTCAGTGTCAAAATCAATTTTCCAACCACTGAAAATAGCTGACGTGATTAAATCTTGTGCTTTAGTAAAATGTTCAAGATTCGTTGCAGTTTTATATGGGCTTTCTAACTCTTTAATCTTCATTACTCAACCTCCTCATACGTCCGGCGGAAGATGTCATCGGCAATGACCCAGTGCTCGCCGTCAATGCCAGTGGCAATCCAATCGCCCTTATCGAATTTCATTCTCCCTTCTTTTGTGGGTAATACAAATTTAGGTTCACCGGCAAAGATATAATATTCTGGATTAATTTTACCGTCGTACTTTCTTGCCATTTTCGCTGACCCATCGAACTGCTCGGCCTTGATGGTCGTCTTCTTTCTGTACTCGTGTAGCATTAGTCGTCCTCCTTAATCCACGCCATCAATGACTTCCGTAATACTATCAATCGAAGCAATTGGGATGATGACCCGCCGGTTGTTCAAGTTAGTACCAGTTAGCACCACTGTCCCAGCATGATCCAGGGCTCGCCTGGCTTCCTGATACGTCGTTTTCAGCTTGTGGGTCTCTCCACTAATTGTTTGAACTTTAATCAACTTCATCATTATCCTTTCTCATCGCTCCAGCCAACTAAGTAAGCCGGGCTGACGTGCAGAGCGGAAGCAAGGCATTCCCATATTTCCAGTGTGGGTTCACGCAAGCCTTTTTCATAATTAGATATCGTATTATCAACAAACCCTACCTGGTTTCCCAGTTCCGCTTGTGTCATTCCAGCGGCTTTCCGGCACTCTCTAATTCGATTTTTCATCGTCCTCAACCTCCCGAAACACGCTAATGCAACAATAACAAATACAACTAAAGCAATGATTTCATTGATAGCTAGTCCTTTACTGTGGCACTTCTCCCAGTCACGCTGAATCCAGTAAATAGATGGTAGCCAGTACATGGCAAAAATTACACTATTTAGTAAACCCATATCCTACTAATTCCTCGTCAATAATCTTCAGAGCGTCATCCACGCTCCTGGCAATTCCATGAATAATATGATGACTAGCCAGCATTTTATGGAACTGAATCTGATCTGGTCGTGGTCGACCTTTAGTATTTTTGATTTCCAGGTAAAATACCTTGCCATTAGACCACTTAAATCCATACAGGTCTGGGTGCCCCTTCGGCAGCCCGGTATCAAGCCACCGGCCATCGGCAGTTTTAACCTTGCCTACGTTACTACGGAAAATAGTACATTGGTGTTGTGAAATGGCTACCATGATGGCTGACTGGATTTCGTGCTCACTCTTCATTGATAACCCCCGTACAACCAAGGATCGTACTAATGACTGCTGAAATTCCAAACGATACTGCTAGAATTAATCCCTTTGGTGAAACAAACGATACTATTAAGCAGATCAACGTTACGAGCCACAAGGCTTCGGCAACATCAAAATATTCATTCTTCATGTTTTTCCACCTCGTAGGTTTCATTACCATTATTAGTAACTAGGTCACCAAATTCCGCCACTTGAATACTTTTGCCATTCCAGATGAAGGCATAGAATTCACTCATATCATGATCAAATGGTCCATTATAATTACATTTATGAGTAATTATTAAACCTTTAGACACGCCATCCATAAACCAATCCGGTAACGGATCTCCTATCTTCATTGTTTCCATATTTTCACCTCACTAATGGGCTTCCCATCCATTCGGTGTTTTAAGTTCACTGACTTATATCGGTTAGTGACGCCAGGTGACAGTAATTTTATTGTTACCGTCACCGTTCAATCCTTTGTGGTTCAACGATTCAGATTGACAAGGTGACGGTAAACGCCATTTTTTCGTCAAAAACTTTTCGGCGTTTTCTCTCTATATACCTACTACATACATATTTTTTTATTAAATATACTGTCATAGCGTCACCAAAATAGCTGTAATCATTGGTATTATTGGATTTATCAAGGTGACGCTAGTGTACTTTTACTGTCACTCAGCGTCACCTACTGTCACCGTTTTAAATAACCTCGTTTTGTTTCGCCATTTATTTTTTGCCTTTTCTTCCTAAATCCAAACCGATTAACCATAATGTTTGAAATTTGATTACTGATTTTTCGATTTTTAACTAAATCAATCCCCGGAGCGACTGCTAACGATAACTGTTCATTGGTAATAAAGTCTTTACCCTTAAACTGATTACTCAATGCTTCATCAATCTTGTCCTCCAACTCGTCGGTATACATAAACGATTGGCGATGCTCGTCTAGCTCTTCTTCCTGTTCACTGGTTAAAGCAAAACTGAAACCGTCCTTGTATAGCTGCATGGCTTCACCCCAGCATTGTTTAACGTAATCATCAGTCAAATCCGTAACTGGATGATGCTTCTGTCGAGCTTTACTAACGTGAAGAGGTAAGAATCGTCGTTCACCGGTTTTATCTTTCAAGTAGTACAATTCATTGGTTGTTCGAGCCATAACAAAATTCTTCGCAAACCGTTCAGCTTGGTGCCCATATGGTTTTCGGTATTCAAATTCTTGCAAAGTAATAAACTTCTTTAGAATTTCAAAACTTGCATTGTTAGTGGCCGTCATTTCATCATCGTTAATGATTAATGCTCGGCGCATCACCGCATAATCATCCTTGTTATCAAAAGTTGAGAACTGGTCTGTGTAATAGCCTAATGGTGCAATCTTTTGTAAAAAAGTTGTTTTCCCAGCTCCTTGACCACCGACTAAATCCAGCACGAAGTCGAACTTAGTTTTTGGATCGTGAGCCTTAGCTACTGCACCGACAAAAAACAATTTAGTAATTAACTGAGTAACGATGTCCTCTTCGACTCCTAAATAGTCACCCATGATGTATCCTAGCCGTTCTTTATGGTCCCAGTTTTTATAGGCTTCATTGAAGTAATCCAGGATTGGATTGTAACGGTGTCGCATGGCTACAACTGTAATGGCACTCCGGATTTTCTTGTTGTCGAACAGAACTCCATAATCAGAATTATCTTCGATGTAAGAAGCAATCTGATCAACGTAAGCATCGACTAATTGACCAGTCTTGAACATCAATTTACTGTTAGGTTTTACCACATCAATTTCAGTCGTAAACTCATTGAATTGGAATGTATCCTTCAACATTGGGTCATTTTCCAAAATGATTTCGATGTTAACTAGACTGTTGCTTTTTATTCGACCGTTTTTATCGGTTTTAAATCCCCAGTTATTTTCTTCAAGACTGGTTAGCCGGCTTAATTTTTCAGCGTTCTTCTTATCAAATGGCACCACTTTGTCTTTGCTCTCACTCAACCGTTTCACCTCTTCTCCTGATTTCCTTTTTAATCATGCTGTTAACCGTGGTAACAACTTCATTGTCGCTTAGACTAAACTCCGTTCGACTATTAGCAATTCTGGATAACTCCAAAACCGTTTCTGGCTCCACGTTCCGGAATAGCAGCCCGCCAGCAAATGAAGCTAGGGCGTTATTTCGACCTCCAGTTGGCCCTAAACCATTAGCAATCTGGCTAAACAACTCAGAAGTTTGGGTTTTACCTTTCGGATGGTAGCGTTCAATCTTCTTATCGCTGATTGCCGGCTTGCCTTTTTCTTCAATCAGCTGAATTAGTTCTTCAGCCGGTTCAATCATTGGCTTGTGGTTAAGCCAACAATAGGCTTTCTCTTCAATAACCGAGGGCGCTACGACTACGTAGTTGTTAGGATGGGCCTTAATATCGACCCCTGGTAAGAAGCCAATATTCTGACTGATTCGTTCAGCGGGCTTTTTGAAAAAGAACTGATAGCCGTTATGGGCGGTTTGCTGGCATAAAGTGTTAAACCACTCTGGATGATTTAATTCCTTAATGCTTGCCGTACCATCATCACCATCTTCGTGACGGTCCACATCAATGACAAAGAATTTGTCTGTTTTAAGAGCAATGTTGGCATAAGGATGTGTTTTCCAAAACTTCGTAATTTCATCAACAGTTAATGGCTCACGGTCAGCAAACTTAATTAACGGGCGTTTATTGATTGTTGGGATCACGCTAAATCCATGTTCAGCATATTGCTTGGCATAGTTAACTAGACTTTGCATCCCGTTCACATCCTTTGCTTAGAACGGTAAGTCGTCATCTTCCACAGTCGGTTCAGCGCCATTATCATCTGTTTCCGGTTCTTCCTTAGCTGCCGGCTCTTCGACCTTGATACCAGGGCCAAAATCATAATTACGGTATGGATTATCTGGATCCTTCTTGTTTGGTGAAACGGTAATGGTCATTTCTAGGGTTTTACCTTCATAAGGCTCGAATGCTTTTACTAGTTTTTCGTAGGCATCCGTCTCATTGTCTGGGAACAAGTCGGGAGTGACGGTTAAGCCCACCATTGCCGCAATCTTAGAAACCGTCCGAATATTACGGCTAACAACAAAGTCTGGCATTGGCTTACCTTTGGTTGTCTTAGTGGCTAAGCTAATTCGCAATTGTTCTTTACGACTGGCATATTTACCCTTGATAACTTGCATTGAGAACCGTAGACAATCCCAGCCTGACTGATACACTGGATGATCAGTCTTATCTAACATCACTTGATAAGTACCAGCTGGAATTAAATCCGTTTGGTTAGCACTGTCCTTCTTTGCGTCCCAGTCCTTAGTTGCCTTTGTAAATGCGTCTTGTAATCCCATAATTAAATTCCTCCTAGAATTTCTTTTTGTAGTTTTTTGATTAGCGCCCTTTTCACATTAGTTACTGCATTCTTGGACACTCCTCTTTTCCTAGCAATTTCAACTTGTTTTAACCCTAAGCATAAGTCTTGATAGGTCGCTAATTGTTTTGCCGTTAAGTCCGACAAATACGGTTTAATTAATTGCTGCTTCCGTCTTAATATATCTGTTCGATTTTCCGAAAGCATGAACATGGTCCACACCTCGTCTTCATCTAAGAAATGAATTTCATTTCTAAACCAACGGTGATACATGTTGTAATCATTGCGGTTCATTTGAAAAACAATGTCATACCAGTGCTTCGCTATTGGAAATTCCTTCCCATTTGCGTCAACATAGTAAAATTGATCGCCCCGCTGCCTTGTCGATTGATAACTCTCATGCCACATTTGTAGAGTGAACTCATAAGGCTGATGAGTATGGTCAATAATTTGCTTTGGTGGTGGACCAGGTGTCCAATTTCGTTTGTAGTACGCTTCTTTGGTCATTTTTCAAACATGCCATCGCATGATTCTAGTAATTGCTTAATCCGTGGGTCAGTAATATTCTTGGCCTCATATTTTGTTCGCCGGTCAGTAATTGTACGGGTGTAAGTGTCTTTACCAAACTTCTGTGTATGAATTACTAAGTCACAGTTACCGTTAACGATGTTGTAGTATTTCGGCTTTAGCGACGGCATCGGCTCTGGTGTTGAGCCATCATCCCCACCAACTGAAATTTCCCGACTAATGTAGATGATGTTCATCGGCAATGCTTTTAGGTCCATCACAAATTGCTGAAGAACTGTGTTAAAAATTGCATACCCTTTCCCGTAAGGAATATCGGATAGTGCCTGTACACCGTTATCAATGCAGATTGCTTGTTCCAGCATCACGCAAATATCATCAATTACATCAACCACTAGTGTTTGGAAGGTGTTCTTTTGTGATAATGCAGTAATCACATCATCTAACTGTTGAATTGCTGATTGCTTCAACTTGCCGTCTTCATCACGAATGTTTCTGATTTGAATACTTGGCGCTGTTCCTTGCTCACTATTACCATCAGTATTTAGAACTAACGGGTGTGGAAAGAAACTAGCAAAGTATGACTTCCCGCTCATCGTCTTACCCCAAATAAAGAAGTTATGGGGTTGAGTTTTTGGTTGTAGTTTTTCGTCTTTAGGTAGTTGAATTACCATTTCCTTCTCCTCCTGTTATTAAATTGGTGCCAAGCCCAACCAGGTGAATATCCATGAAGTTTGGCATAGGCTTGTAATTCTTTCAGAGTGTGTAATTGGCCTGGTGATTTATCGGCAACGTTTGCCATCACTTGGTCATTAAGAATTTGCTGAATCATCTTTTTACGATGTTCTACTGCTTGATTCTCCTTGATTTCTTGTAGGTCAACATTAACCACCTTGTAGTCATGCTTATCCTTTTCCAGCTTGTGACCACACAAGGGGCAACAATTATCAGTAAGGTCTTGCCGGTAGAAAATACCGAAGCAGTATTTGCATTGGCAGATTGCCGGGCCAGTGTCGGTATTAGTTTTCTTGCGTTTATCTTTGGTGATAATCGCCTGGTTCCAATCCCGGTCATTATCCGGCAGACCAAAGGTTAAGAAGTTATCCACATGGTCAATGATGATTGCTTGCTTCCCTGGTTGAGGATTCAAGCAGCGCATCGAGAATTGTAGATACAAAGCAAGTGAACTAGTCGGGCGGGCCATAATGACACAGTCGACATTTGGCAGGTCAATTCCCTCAGTAAACAGGTTAACGTTTACTAACACCATTAGTTGCTGGTCCCGGAACTGCTGAACCAGCTTGTCCCGGTGAGTGGCTTCCGTTTCACCGTCAACTTCAGCAGCGCTAATCCCTATTTCCCGGAATTTAGCTGTCACCTGCTTTAGCCCGTTTCATTTCCTGACAGTAACTCCTGTGGGGCAAACCAATAGTCGGTATATTGGCTGCCATTGCCATTCCCGTTCCCGGTCGCACTGCTAGAATAGCGGCTAACGATGACATAGCGGTGACCCGGAATCAAGTTGAGGTCGGCTAACTTCAGTTCCAGCTTGAAACCTGCTTGACCGGCATTGACAACCCCAGGGTAAGCACGTTGGACATCCGTCCGGGCAACTGGTGAGACCAAGTAGGAGCCCACCTGCTGGTTAGTCGTCGCGTCAAACAGAATAATGAAGTGGTGCTGTTCGAACTGACTGATCCCGTTAGCGTGCCAACCGGCAATGCTCAACTGACTATCACGAACACTAAAGTTTTCCAAATAGGCCTGGTTGCTGTAATTGCCGTCGGTCAACGGGGTAAACCAGTAGTCGACATAGTTGCCATTGCCAGCTGGATCGTCGGTGTACCGGCTCAGGACCTGGATACGCTGGTTAAAGTTGAGCTTTGCCAGGTCAAAGCTGACGGTAAAGCCGGACTGGCCGGCCCCACTGATGTGTCCATAGACGTTCGCAACATCCGCTCGGTTGGTCCCCGCGGACACTAGCTGTCGTCCCACTTCCCGGCCGTTATTCAGAATAATGACGTAATGGTATTGCTTGCCTGAGGCCTGATTACTAGCGTGCCAGCCACTGAGTTGCAACTGGTCCCCGACAATGGCAGCGCGGTCCAAATAAGCATAGTTGCCCTGGTCAACCGTCAGCGGGGCAAACCAGTAATCCACGTAATCACTGTTCCCATCCACACTGCCGCTATACCGGCTCACCAATTGGATCCGGGTCACGTTGGCAAGCTGGTTTGCCAGGTCTAGCTGAGTGGCAAACCCGGCCTTAGCTGCATCATAAACATCATGGGCCCGCTGGACATCGGGACGGTCAACTCGGCTGGTCAATTGCCGCCGCAGCTCCCGCCCATTCTGGTCGAGCGCAATCAGGTAGTGGTAGGGCCGCCCCTGGGAAGCGTTGGTCGCGTGCCAGCCGGTCGCCACCAACTGGCCGGTACTGGTAATGAAGGCCCCGTCTAGCCAGGCGTAGTTACCGTTATCGGTCTGGTCCCAGTCTGGGGTGACCGTCCCCTGGTTGTCGAAATCAGCCTGGTTATAATTAGTCCCAGTCGTCCAGATATAGTGCATGTCAATATTTTCCAGGCGGAAGCTAAACGGGGTCCCATCTGCCCAGGTTCCCTTGCCCGTCGCATAGGTCAGGGATGGGTACAGGGCCAGGGTAGTGATTGGCTGGTTAACCGTCAGGAAGTTTTGCGCATGGCCGAACAGGTCGCCGGCATCGTTGAACAGCATCCCCATTACGCCGTAGTAGACACAGGCCCGCAAGTCATCCATCGTCTTGATGGTAAACAGCGGGACCGCATTCGTATTTACAAAGTCGCTCCCCTGGGCACTAGCAAAGGGGCGCGCCGTCAGGTTGGGAATGGTATCCACGTAGACCTGGTGGGCAGCGATATTTTCCGACTGGCCTTGCAGGATTTCGTAATCATGCCAATCACCCTTGAGCAGGGACTCGTCCTTGGCTTGGTACTGGAGGGCCATTGACCGCACCTGGTTAATCGTTCCGGTATCCTGGCTAAACGGCGTCAACCCGAATTCGGCCCGGGCCCGGTTGACCAGGTTCAGTCCGTACTGGTTAAGCTGACTGACCTGGTCAGCGGTCAGGCTATTAAGGTCCACCACTTGGGTCGCTGCGGTCGGGTCAGACTGGTAGTTATTAGTGTAAAGGCCCTGCTGGGCGGTCTGTTCAAGGGCATTCGCGGCGGCCTGGCTATTAACATTGCGGACCGCGTCTAGGTTGTATCCCGCGGGAAAGCTGATTTCCTGGGTGGCCTGTACCTGAGCCAGATTATTTGAATACAGGTTGAGGTTGGTCGTGGTGGTTGATTGGACCGTAATTGTCTGTGGTGCTGCCACGTCGATAACATCATCAGCCCGGGCGCCGGTGATGGTTAGTGCCAGTCCGGCAATGGTCGTGAACGCTGCCGTCATGATTAATTTAGCAACCGTGGTCTTCATTTATGTTCCTCCTTGCGTAAGTCTCCCTAACATTTTACTATGAGCCGAATTAAAAAAGAACCCTGCCAAAAGCAGAGTTCTGTTAATCAGTTTAGTTGTCAATTACCACCCGGGTACCGGTCGGAACGCTATGCATAATCCAGTAGGCATCGGGGATAGAGAGCCGGATACAACCGTGGGAACCTTGGTTGATACCCAGTTGTGAGGCTTCATACGGTTTGTAGTTGCCCCATGCATCAGTTGGCACCGTGTGGAAGAGGTAGACCCCGTGTTGGAGGAAGGACGTCCAGTAGTTAGCCCCCTCACCAAGCGAGGCATTGTAGAAGCTATTGCCGCGCTCGGCCTGAATGTAGTAAGTCCCCAGCGGCGTGGTGCTGACCCCATTCTGGTAGTAGCCAGCAGTACAGTACATAGTGTAAACCACGTCATTATTATTCATCAGGTAGACCCGGTTTTGCCCAATCCGAACGTGAATCCAGAAGTTGTTGAGCTGGCTCAAATTAGGATATGGTTTGTACTCTGATGGCAGCCGATAATCAATCGGCGTCCGCATGGAATTAATCGAAATTAATCCAGACCAGTTATCAACTGCGTTCCCATTCCCGGATTTGTCATCGGTAATCCGGTGGATAATCCGCACCATGTGGTGGTTGAGCTGGTCCGGTAGCCGGAAGCCCAGCTGGTAGCCGGAATTGCCACTGTTGTAGATTGCCGGTTCTGCCTTGGCCACGTCTGGACGAGCTCGATTCTTATCCGTAACCTCTTGCCGGTACAATTTATGGCCGTTCTCATCAACAAAAATCAACCATTGATATGGCTTGCCAACAGCCTGGTTGCTGGCGTGCCAGCCGGAAACATAGATGCCGTCTGCACTCACCTGAACCTTGTCGAAGAAGCCGGCATTGGAATTATAGGGCTGACTGTATTGGTCGTCATAGTTGCCGTTACCGGCGGGGTCGTCGGAAAAGCGCAGAATCAGCTGCAAGTTCCCACTAGCCAGGGCTGGGTCCAGCTTAATCAGGGTGGAGAAACCACTGTGACCGCTGTTATATACCTGACTATATGCCTTAGCAACATCCGGTCGGTTGGTTAGGGACAATTGGGTTCGGCCAATCTCCTTCCCGTTGTTCAAAAGGATTAAATAAGGATGCCCCTTCGTCAGTGACTGGTCATTAACCAGCCAACCATTGACCTGAAGACCATCCTTGGTCATCTTCAGTCCTTCCAGCCAGAAGGCCCGTTGGTCAAGTGCAAACGGGACCGACCAGAAATCACTGTACTGACCATTGCCGCCGTTGCCTTCACTGCTGGTGGAATACCGGCTCACCAGCGTGTAACGGTGACCCGGCTGCAAGTTTAGTTTTGTCAGGTCAAATTGACCCATAAAGCCGGACTGGCCAGCTCCCGCAATGTTAGGAACCGCTTTAGCAACATCCGGCCGTGCTGTCTGGGACACTTTAACCACAGCTACCTGAGAATTAGCCGTTAAGTCGTAAAGAATCTCAAACCGGTTGGTCTCAAGTTGCGCTAAGTTGCTAGCGTGCCAGCCGGCGAAACTCAGGTGCTGACCATCACTAAGGTTAATGCTATCCATCCAACCCTGGTTGACTTGGCCGCCGCTGGTAAGCGGGCTAAACCAGTAGTCAACGTAATTACTATTCCCATCCGCACTAGCGGAATAGCGGCTGATAACCTGGAGCTGGTGGTCAAGGTTGATACCCTTCATTGAGAAGTTAGCACTAAATCCAGATTGGCCCGCCTTATAAACACCAGGAAAGGCTTTGGCAACGTCCGAGCGAGTTGTATTATCGACCTCCTGACGAGCAATTTCACTGTTAGTCGTCCGGTCAAACAGGATTACCCAGTGGTGGCTCTTGTCGGCAGCTAAGTTCGTTGCGTGCCAGCCATTGACCCGTAATTGATTATCGACAACCTTAGTGCTTTCTAACCACGCATGGTTTTGCCGGTCAATGGTAATTGGAGCAAACTAATAGTCCACCGCATTACCATTGCCAGCCGGGTCATTGGTGTAACGGCTGACGATTTGGACACGGTCGAGGTTAGCAAGCTTGTCGCTCAGATCAAAACTGGTGGTGAAACCAGAATGGTCAGCGCCGTATACGGGGTGAGCCTGGGCAACATCAGGCCGGTTCACTTCCTGGTCACTGATATTTTGCCGAGTGATTTCCGTCTTGTGCGTCGGGTCAAAGGCAATGATGTAGTGGTACTGGCGATCTTTGGAGGCGTTCGTTGCATGCCAGCCGCTGACCGTTAAAGTACCGTCAGCATTCACTTTTCCCTGGTCGAGATAGGCATAGTTGCCCTGGTCATGAGGGTTGATCTGCGCCGGTTCAGCACTAGCCGGTTTCTCCGCAGACTGGTTAACCGTGCCGTTCTGATTACTATTGCCAGTAACCGGAGCTACCTGTTCCGTCGTTGCAGCCGGGGCTGGACTAGTAGCGGCGTCCGCCTGCCCCGCGCTGGCAGCAAGCCCAAATGCTGCCGCAACAATTGTGGCCGTTAGCCATAATTTGCCCTTCTTATATAACTTCTTATGTTCTTTCATGGAATCTCAACTTCCTCTCAGCAATGATAGCTTTAATTATACAATGAAAAGCGGTTCCAGCAGACTATTTTCAGTTAATTAATAATTCATGCATTAAACGGTCAGCACCTATTTTCAGCCGTCCTGCTTTCCATTATAATAGGAAAGTATTTGCATTATTATCATTGGGAGGAAGAAGATGAGAAATACAGTTATCACCATCATTGGCTTATTGATTTTCTTTTCGTTGATTAAATTCTTTTTAGTCGGCGGCGGAATAGCCGCACTCGTGGCCAGTGGCTACTTTATTTACCAGGCGGTGAGAGACAAGAAGAACCGCCAATTCTTGCTGAAGAAACGGGTTCTGCCCGCGTTAGTCGCACTGGTATTATGCTTTAGCTTTGTCGGCACCTTTTCTGGTAAGCAGCACAGCCCCCAGCATGAAAACCGTAGCGCTAAAACCAGCCATCAGCATACAAAGGATAGTTCTAGCAAGGACGATTCAGATGATAACGGTGAAGATGCAGACGACACGGACGCAGAAGATGACACCAGTGATGAAAGCAGTGAGCGAGCTGAAGCAACTGAAAATAGCGCGAGTGAGGAGGCCAGCACCAACAATGGGTCAACAGCTGCTGTAGAAAGCAGCAACCCGCACCTGCGGAATAACGGTGATATGACGACCGACCAGGCAGGAACCATTGTCGGCAACAGTCGGACGATGGTTTACCACACATCCGACCAGCACGGCTACCGGATGAACTCTGGCAACGCCGTATACTTCAACTCGGAGGCAGAGGCCCAGGCCGCTGGCTACCGCAAAGCATTACGGTAAAAAACAAGCTCGTTACTGGTGTCAAGGGCGGTTTTGAATTGTCGTTTTATGGCGGTTTAAAAATGTATGATTCGGGCGGTTTAAGAATTGACCGATGCCAAACGGTATGACTTCCCCTTGATCTTAATCACGTGTGAATGATAGACAAGGCGGTCCAAAATCGCCTCTGCAGTCGCAGTACTCTGGAGGACGGTTCCCCAACTTGATAATGGCACATTGGTCGTTATGATCGTTGATTTGCGCTCATAGCGGCCATTTATTAGTTGAAACAATAGTTTTGCTTCATCCGCCGTTATTGGTAAATAGCCTAATTCATCAATGATTAGTAGGTCATACCTCTCATACCGACGCATTACTCGTTCTAAATGTTGCTTTTCTTGTGCTGCCTTCAATCTAAGGATTAATTCATGACAATTAATAAATAGCGTTCGCACACCTTGCCGGCATGCTTCGATGCCGAGTCCAATTGATAGATGTGTTTTACCTACGCCAGGGCTACCAATAAAGATGATGTTCTCTTGATTATCCAAGAATGACATGGTCGCAAACTCGGCGATTTGCTGCTGGTTAATCGAAGGTTGGAATTGATAATTAAACTCATTTAGTTGCTTGATAATAGGAAATCTAGCGCGTTTGATCCTTCTCTTTAGGCTTTCTTGTTGCTGATAGGCGATCTCCTTATCCGTTAGTTCTAGTAGTGCTTCGCTAAAACTAATTTGACTGTCATTGACTTGTTGCCGATAATTCGCAATTGATGCAGCCATATTGTGTAAATTTAACTTCGTTAAATTATCGATAAGTTTTTGATACTGATTCAT